AGTCCCAGCAAATGTTTGTCCCGTTATCGTTCAGGTTAAGGCGCGCCATTGCGTTACCTGGACTGTCTATCCATTTTTTGAGGTATAGTTCGCAATACGCATCCTCAACACCTGCTGTCCTGTGAGTTGAGCGGAGTTTTCTCCCAAATATAGCTCCGCTAGTTGGCAATACCTGCTGATACCATGAAGCAGACCAGTCACCAACGATTTCATCTTTGCTGTCTACATATAATTTTGTTGCGTAGCTTCCTTGATCGTTTTTTAATTTGCTAACGTCGGATTTTAGCGTTTTGATGTCATCAGGAATTACTGTCGATGTAGCCATTTTTCTTCCTCACATCCAGCCACGAAGTTGATGCTCAACAGCAACCACGTATTCATCGAATAATGACGATATTTGCGAATCATTAATGATGCGCACGTTTACAAAATATCCGTCTTCCTTAACACATACCGGTTCGCCATCTTCAGTCAGTTCTCCGGTTTCTTTGTACACGTTACCTATCACGTCAATAAGAATATCATCCTGCATCGACTCGTCATCATAATAGCCAATACTCTCCATAAAGGCCGAAAAGTCGGCCCTGTCGGCAAATTTGAGTGTTAAATCTTTCATTAGATTGACTCCCCCACCTGAGCATCAGTCAATGCCTTGTGCCATATTCTGAAATTCCTGACATGACCAAATAAATGACGTAACCCGGCTGTAGTCTGGCCTCCAATACGGATAATTGCAGTGTTCTGAATATAGGACCATGTGGTTTTTGTTTCGCTGGATATACGCCCGTTACTTACTGAGCACGTAGACTGATCTGACTTTACACGCATCCCCATAACCATTTTTTCAAGCAATGCGTTTTCGTTTACCCGTCTGTTAGCTCCTCCAATATCGCAATAAGGAAATCCGTCGTAATCTGTTGAACGACCGAAGCCAAGAATAATAGCCGCTCCGGTTTGATGACCGCCGGTATCAAAAACACGTGGCGCTGCATTTGGCGTTTTATACCAGTTCTTATGTACCTCACAAAGAACCGTAAAAGGAAGATTATAAAGATTATTCTTAATTGGAACTGTAACTATATCGCTTGCGCGGGTCGCCGCCGTCGTTCCTGATATAATAAAAGATGATACACAAGGCCCATTTTCTACTTGTGGGGTGGCCAGATAAATATAGTCACCAGATACGGTTGCCCCGCCCTGCTTAGGAGAATACTGTATCTGAGAACCTATTTTTAACTCCCCATCAATTGCCTGAATTGTTGCCTCTGCAAAAATCCATCCGGTAGCTTCGTCCTTTCTGACTCTCGCTGTAATCCTTGAGGCAGCGCCGCCTGTCATATTAATTTCAAGCGTTTGTGTATCAATATATGCATCACCAAGAAAAGTTGTTGCGCTACCGTCATATTTATCAAACCGGATACGCAACCTTACCTGCAGTTCTGTTTTAAAACGACATGAGGTTGTCACGTATTTATTATCGCCTGAGACATCAACTGACTTTGTTGCAGCAATTGATGCCATATTAATGGCTGAGGTTTGCCCAATCAGAGAATCGTTACAGACAAACTTTCCATAGGTAAAACCAAAACTATCCGTCCCGGTTTCGGGAACATCCATATTTGACGATCGCCCCCAACTGGCAGGGTTTTCCGAATTGAGCATGTAGTTCGTTCTTTGCCCCTCAATAAGCAGGCCATCACGTTCAAACCGTGGCTCGTCAATGGCAGCCTCTGTCAGCACACCAGATTTATTAATATAGGTTGCTTTCGATGCGCGTTTAAACTTTACAACCTTATCGCCAGGCATCGTTATTTCATCATCACCAATAACAATCTTTTTATATGACGGCGAAAAGCCCGTAATCATATCCAGCGAATCGTTAAACGGTATCCACACATCGGGAAGCGGCTGCAAAACTTGTTTATACGGCTCCGCAGCCTGGCTTGCATACTCTCTGGCTGCGTCTTCACTTTCTTTAGCTGCCGTCTGGCTTGCAGCGGATGCTTTCGCCGAGTTCGCAGCCGCTGTTTCGCTTGTCTTTGCATTGGTTTCACTGGTTTTTGCTGCTTTTTGACTGTTGGCTGATGCAGTGGCAGAAGCCGCCGCCGCGCTTGCAGAACCAGCTGCGGCACTCTCGCTTTGGGCCGCTGCATCCTGACTGTTTTTCGCCGCAGTTTCGCTGGCTTTGGCATTCGTTTCGCTGGTCTTCGCTGCCGTCTGGCTGGACTTTGCGTTAGTTTCGCTCGTCTTCGCTGCTTTCTGGCTGTTAGCCGCAGCAGTTGCTGAGCCAGCAGCTGAAGTCGCAGAACCGGCTGCCGCGCTCTCGCTTTGGGCTGCTGCAGCCTGGCTGTTTTTTGCCGCAGTTTCACTGGCTTTGGCATTCGTTTCGCTGGTTTTCGCTGCCGTCTGGCTGGACTTTGCGTTAGTTTCACTCGTCTTTGCGGCTGTCTCGCTATTTTTCGCGTTGGTTTCTGATTTTTTGGCTGCTGTCGCGGAGTTTGCCGATGCAGTCTGTGAGGTCGCTGCCGCCTGTGCGCTGTTAGCTGCATTCGTTTCTGAGGTTTTCGCCGCGTTCTTCGATGATGCCGCTGCAGTTTCGGATTTCTTTGCCGCCGCTGCGCTCTGAGAGGCGGCTTCGGCGTTGCGTGCCGCTTCTTCCACCATTTCCTCAAAACGGCGCAATGCCTCCGGCATGACATCATCTTCCGTCATGGCACCGAGAAAATCATTCAGCGTACCTGGTCTGGAACCTTCATAGACGGTAATGGTCCCGGCATGTGAAGGCGGAAAACCTTCAACCAGCAGGGTGACGCTGTACTGGCCATACTCAACATCCATGCTGTAACGTCCGGCTTCATCCGGATTTTCAGAAGCCACCGTGTTCACCAGTACCGTGGTGCTGTTACGCTTTGCCTTCAGTTGAATAGTGCAGTTCTGTATTGGTTTTCCCGCACCATCTTTCAGCACACCTGAGATTTTTACTGCTGCCATATCCACTCCACAAAAAAGCCCGCCAGAATCTGCGGGCTGTCATAACACTGTGTTACCTGGCTAATCAGAATTTATAACCGACACCCACGATGAAACCGTCAGTGCGCCAGTCGCCACTGCCGGAACCTTCATAAGCAATATCAATGGCCACGGATTCGGTCGGGTTAAACTGCACGCCAGCCCCCCACGCCAGAGACGTGTTGCTGTGGCGACCGCCATCACTCCCGGTCAGCACATCGTGCGTTTTCCCCTTGCTGTCAGTTACGCGGAGATAATCCCCGGAGAACGTCGAAACACGGCTGCAAGCCACACCTGCCATCGCATAAGCACTGAACCATTCATTCACGCGCACAGACGGCCCCGCCATCATGCTGAACCAGCGGTTACGCACTGAATCTTCATGCCAGCGGGTATCGCTGTAATGCGTTTTTTGCTCATCTTTGGCATTGGCATAACTGAATGACGTCACCAGCCCCAGCGTGTCCATAAATTCATAACGGTATTTCACGTTAATGCCCTTCAGGTCATCACTGCCTGGCATATCAGTATGGGTCTGAAGATACCCGGCGCTTAGTGTGGACTGATGCTCTGCTGCGCTCGCTGGCGTACCAGCGGCAACCAGCCAGACTACTGCGGACAGAATAACAGCACATAATTTACGCATAATTACCTCTCGCTTTTCTGCAATAAAAAAGGCGTCATTTCTGACGCCCGTATTGGGGTTATAAAATTCAGCTGATACTGATGCCTGCGGTGGCTTTCTTCATCACCACAACCAGCAAATCGCTGATACTTGCTGTGGGATACCAGTCATTTACCAGCCATGCTGACACCGAAAACTCCAGCGTCATGTGACCGTGACCGGCAGGCATATCAATAACGCCACTGTAAATCAGCGTATTATCCAGCGCGGTACGGTTATAAATTTCAGCACCGTTTTTCCGCACTATCAGACGGCATGAGGAGTAAATATCAGTATGCTCTCTCTCATGTTTAGCGCCGCTGAATGCCACCGCCGGAATAACAATCTGCCGGTCAAACGGCTGATCGTCATAAATCCTGACGGTAATGGTCCCTGATGGCCACCGTTCCGGTGCACGGGAGTCCCGGGGGAAAGCTTTGCCCACTGTTTTAACGAGATCGCCTTCAATCTGGTTCGCGGACAGTTTTCCCAGAACCCGGCAGTTCTCGTTAATCGTGACGTTGTTGAGCGACCCGGAGTTCGCATTCACGTTACCGCTGATATCGGCATTTTTCGCCGTCAGCCGCCCGTCCGGTGTCAGGGAAAATGCCGGAGGATTACCGCCGCTGGTAATGGTGGGAGCCGTCAGATATTTCAGGAACACTTCGTTCATGAATATCTGATCGCCCTGACCAACAAACATCGGCCTTGTGTTGCCATTCGCAGGATTAACCATCGCAATCCTGTCCGCCGCCAGCAGCACCTGACTCTGCATACCGTCAGGAGTATTCTCAATACCGGCACCAATACCCGCGATATAAAGGCGTCCGTCCTGCATCTGCTGCAGCTTCACAGCCCACATGCTGTTCAGGTTATTATTTGTATCAACCTGAACCTTCTGTATCTGCTGAATTGCCGCACTCTGGTCTTCCAGTTTCTTATTGACGGTCTGCGTGATTTCATTGCTGACATCCGTAATGGACGTCCTGATTTCAGCCAGGTCAGGCGCAAGCTGACCGTTATCAATCTGCGTCCACAGCTCCTGAGCCAGATGGCTTTTCCCTATCTCGCCTTTGAAAAAATCCAGATAGCCGGATGCATCATCACTCGGCTGGCCAACAGCCTCCACAAATGCCGATTTGCCAACGGTGTTCACACTGCGGATGTAAAAATAATAATCATGGCCCGGTTTGATATTGATACTGGCGGCTATCCAGTACAGCGCCGTACCAAGATAGCGGGCTGTGGTTTCAACCTGCCTGATATCGGTAATCCGCTTTTCCGAGAACCAGAACTCAAACTGTACCGTCGGGTCATAAACCGCAAGATGCGGCGTGGCGGTTATCTGAAAATAGCCCGGCGTCAGCTCAATCCTCGACGGTGCTGCCGGTGCGGCAATCCGGAACGATACCGACGCCGGATCGCCCTGCTGCCCCCACGCATTTACCGCCCGGACTGTCAGCCTGTAGTTCCCCAGCGCCAGTTGC